GGTTGCCATTGTTCGTAAACCAGTTGTCAATATCACGGTCATTAAACAACACCAAGCATTGGTCCCCAGCTTGTATTGGAAAAGTAAGATACGCTTCTCCAGCAGAACCGCCTAAGAATACAACAGGACAATCAGACATGACCGGGTAGTCTCGTAGCTGCGTTTCAGGACCATTTGCCCCTTGAACAGAAAAAGTCATGGCGTAATTCACCGTAGCAGAAGCAGTCTGATTCGTCGAATTAAAAGATACGATGGTGCCAACAGCGTGACAATTCAGTGTGAGTAAGATGTCTTTTTTCCAAAGACTAAGCAGATCTGGAAGATCCGGTTCAATTGGAAACCCATTATTGTGCGCGGCAAACGTACCGGTCATAGTGGACCTCCACTATTTATAGACAGTGGAATGACTGTCCCGCCGTTATAAACTTTAGTGTTTTGCATTCCGACTGAGGTGACAGCATCACCACACACGGCATCAGAGATTGTACAAGAATGCTGAATCTCAACTACTTTATATGTGCCATTTCTCTGAGGGTCGGTCAGCGACTGCAGTGCCAGCATCTGACCTGGGATAATACCTGGCTCGAAAAGCATGTCAAAAGTTAACACCTGATTTTGCAAAACTGGAGTGTTTAAAAGTCCGGTGTCTGCGTCAATAACTGTAACCGCTGGCGCTGGCAGCATCTCAGACTGATCTAAAACATAAGCAATGCCGCAGTCAATATAAAATGAACCGCCGGTCAGGTTATATAACAGGTCCGCGGCTAGACCATTAAAAGACACTGTTCTTTGGATCGGGTTATCATATCCTCCACCGATGGCCCCAAGTCTAACTTTTCCCTGAAATCCAAGGTTGATCATGTCGGTGATGATCTGTCTGTATGTAGTTGGAGGAGCGTATGGTCCAAAGCTTGTTGTTTGTTGCCCGCTCGTGCCTACATTGGAAAACACGAAACTCCAATCCTGTGCCGAGATGGTAGTAACAAAGTTAACACCCTGCCGGACTGAGTTAGCTTCAAGAAGGTTTCCATTAAACACGATCGTGTTACGCCCGTTATACCCAGCCATCAGAGTCACAACCCTCAGTGTATTTGTCGCTGCAAAATCTTTACGTATTTGGTTCCTGGTATTAGGAGCCAGATTGTATATCTTAATGGTCGCGTTGTTAACGCTGCTTAGTGTGTTCCGATGAACAGTAAACTCAACTGTAAATGGCAGGGTGATAGTGATAAGGTTGCTGCTAGACGGACCTGTTTGAATGGTTAACGTGTAGTTTCTACCAAATTTAGTTCCAGCGATCATAAAGCACCTGCCAAGATAGTGTCTAGCGACAGCACATCAGCTGCCTCTAGTATCCATAGTGTAGAAGCCCCGGATGAAAAATCCTGAATCAAGGCTGGTTCTCTTCCATCAACAGTAGTACAGGCCAATCCAAAATTCAACAAGTTTTTCCATTGAAGCAGCAAGTTGATGTTGTTCGTGATCCTTAAACCCGTCACAGTAAAATTTTGCCAGGTTAGGGACTGAATAAACCAACCCAGTTGATTTGGTCTATAGTAAATCAGCAGTGTTAAAACTGTTCCATCACTGAGCGTCACACCTTGTTGTTGAAGTGGATCAGATGTCCAATTTTCGATTTGTATCATGGGGTCGTTCCTGTAATAGGAGGAGAGATGTTATTCTGGAGATCTTGCACTGTGGTGCTTGTGGAACTGCCCGTGTTGTTTCCGTTGTACACTATAGGCATAGCAGCAGTTGCTGCCCTGTCAACGGCTTGTGGGGCAACCACAGTCTCTGTGGTTGAGGAAAATCGCAGCAACTTGAACGATATGTAAAAATCTGTGATCATGCGCGTCGTGTCATCCTGAACTGCTCGAAGCTCCAAGATAGCCATGTTAGTAAAAACAGCCCAGGGCGTCTGGATCGTGAACAATGTGCGATTTTTCCAATAAAGATAAAATTGTTGAAACATGGTTTGCTGTAAGTTCTGTCCTACCCCAGCGATCGTGATACCCGACGAGCCAATCACTGTGTTTGTGCTATTTCCAGATAAACCTCCCCAGATCGACACAACCGCGTCTTGCGCGGTCTGAGCTGTTAGATACCCTGCAGCTGCGCTGTCAATAGCCGCTTGCCCAGAGGTCGTAAAAGCTGGGATAAAGGATTGAACAGCCAGTAAAGTAGCTGTGATCGTAGGGTTAATTGGAGTTCCTACTGGAAACACGTCATTAAGTTCACCGATGCACCCATGCACTGTTACTTCTTCCGGTTTTAAGGCGATCTGGTCTTGAATAGCTGAGTTGATCTCGGTGTAGTGATCTGTGATGTCAGACTGCAGATGCGCGACATTCTCCCCTTCAGTGTGGAATAAAAGTGTAGGAAGCAAAGACCCGGTAAGTGATTGAGCCCTATATCCGACGTTAGCCTGTGGAGTAACTAAAGCTATAGCAGTAGTGATCGTCTGGGCAGCTGTTGTGATGTCTTGAAAAGAGTTGATCATTAGCTGCTCCGATTGCTGGTAGTGATATTCTGCGCCGCCCTACCAGCATCTTTAACAGACGCCGCTATCTTATGATGATCAGTCCCTGAATGCTGAAAATGAAGATGCTGTGTCAGATGAACTGTCTTTGCTGGATGATGGTGCGGCTTTAAACCACGGCCCAATAAGGCGTTCCACTCAGCAGCAAGAGATGTTGCCGCCCCAGCTCTATGCAATTTATGCTTATGAAGGTAGGCAAGGTGTGCACGGCCATCTTTTAATATGCCAAATTCATCTAACCCGCCTCCAGCTGCTATTCCAGCAGCGCCGGCGATACCGCCGAACTGACTTCCAGCAAAACCAGCAACTACAGCGCTCGGGTGACTAGACATCCAATCAAGCAGTCTACTAATAGTGTGTGTCTTGCTTTCAAACTTGGTTAGGGCTTCAACAAACTTTATTAGTGATGTGACGATGGAATGAACCATCTTGACCACTTCAGGGCCGTCAGTCGCCCAAAACTTGGCAAACTCAACCTCAATCTCTTGAAGCATCTGCATCCATTTACCTGTAGCATCGGCGACTTTATTTATCGTTACTGGGCCTAAAGCAGCCCTATCCATAGGCGCAGCTGCTGCTTCTGCAGCACCAAGTTTTAACCGCATGATCGCGGAAACTACGGCGGGATCTTTTACCATGCTGGAAAGGATCATCTCTTTATCGCCAGCCTCTAGCGTAGAGAACTTTGAAAACTGCTTCATGCGCTCAAGCAGTTCTTCTGGATGATGAACCCACTCGGCTTCTTCACCAGGTTTTAGATGAATCCCAACATCAGCAAGAGCCTGCTCAAACCGATAAAGATACTGCGGTGCATCACCGCCAGCTTTGATCATGTCGCGAAATTGTGTTCTGAGTTCTGTAAAGGTCTGAGCCACCTGCTCGTTGGTAAGACCAACAGCTTTGCCGGCGTATTGATACTGCTGCAGCATCTTTGTGGATAAACCTGTCAATGTGTTAAATTGCTTTAGAGCGATGCCCATAGCGCCGGCTTTAACAATGCCTTGCTCGACGGCGTAAAAAGCGCCTATGATAGCGGCTTTTGTTTCTAAGGACGCTGTACCAAGCTTCTTCATGCGATCGAAAACACCGCCGATCGCCGAGACAGCCTTCTCAGAACCCTTAACGCCTAAAGATACAAAAAATTCAGCGATCTCCACAATGTCAGTCCTTGTTTAACCAAAGATATGTCTCTTCATACTCTGATGTAAACTGCTCGTAATAAAGAGCCTGAAGGACTGTTCTTGCGTCTAGTTCTCTGGCTTCATTTATAGAAGCCGCATACCCAGCTTTAACCAATTTAAAATAAATAACTAGTTCGTCCTCTTTTAACTCATCGATCCCCGGCTTCTTATCCCTGCTTACCTTTGGAAATCTTACCTTTAGAAGAGGGCCTTCGTAAAAGGGGAAATGTTATCTTTTACAACCTCCATGCACGCGGGAATGAAGTCTTGACGAGAATCCTCCGGCTCAAACACCTCTGGTGTGATCTTAGTATCTCCGTACAAGCTGCGAATCATGCAGGGCCACAGAGTCTTCTCAACTTCTGGAGATGAAAAAGCAGCCGTAAACAAAGACATCATCCCAGCAGGACTAGCCACATCCCCTACTTTAACTGTTTTCCACTCGTTAGCAATAGCTTGAAATAAAAACTTCGCGTCTTTAAACGGCGCCACATTAACTGTTAGCTGCGCTCCTGAAGGTAGTGTTACGATTCTTCCCATGCTGACCTCTTTCTTATTACGCTAGTGCACGTGGCGCATTACTAAATACCATCTCATATTCCACAGTTGCCTGTTTCGTTTCGCCAGATGCATTAAACATACCACCTGTTTGTTTCTTAAAGATCCCACCTGACACGTTATAGACATCATTTGTGATATTACCAGAACCATCACCGACCTTTTTAACAAACTGACCAGTTAAAAGGACTGTTCCAGCAAAATTGTTTTGCTGATTGTTAAGAAGGTTAAGCATAAACTTATCGTCATCAGATCCTCTTACCAGGATCAGCTTCAGATCTGCATTATTGCCAGTGGTGTTCAAGGCAAATACCGAATTACCGTTCTTACCTGTTTTGACCGCAGCAATGTCATTTGGATAAGTCAACTCTATACAATTATCGTCAGCTAAATCGTTAATTACCCGACCATTCAAAACTACAGTGTCAGACCCGCTCATGGCGACTACATTCATGAAACCCTCCT